CGCCGGGTTTGCGTTAACACCGTTTTCAGTGAACCCCACCCGAAGTTGTCCGTTGCCGCTATCGCCGTCGTTAGTGACGACGACCCAGCGTGTCACGTAGGGGAATTTTATCTCCACCGGTGTTGTACCAACGACCACCGAGCCCGTCACATAAGGAAAAGGCGATCCAACGTATTGATCTACGTCGTTGTGGTTGCTTGAAGGCCATTGTCCCATTATTCATTCTCCCAAGATAGTATGTCATTCACTATTCTATCAACTCTGTCTGTTTTATTAAAATGTCTCCTGAGAGACGTCTTGTCNAAATCTTTGCCCTCGGCCATCATAAAAGCTCCGGGTGTGGAAGGCTCAGATACAAAATCCCAACATATTAATTGAAAATCGTCTTGTACCACGTCATGATCACCGTCACGGCGCGTACTTCCAACGCCGCGCGAAGAAATACCCAACGTCACTCCAGAGCTGATGAGGCTTCTAAGTATTTTTCCCGAAGGAGTATCTAGAATCTCCACCGTACCGTAACAAACCCCGTCGTTCATATAGGCCTCTCTGATTAAATGAGATGCGTTCTTGAGCTCAACTACGGAAGAGTCCGGGTGGTCCAATTCTCCAAGAGCACGATTCTCCCCTATGAATTTTTGATAATTCCTCACCTCACGCTCGAGGATGACTTCAGGATAAATGCGCCCGTTTTGATTCAAGGTATCCGCCTTCTGCAGAACACCTTTCATAAGAACTTTACCGGCGTTACTTTCGATGGATTCTTTTATCAGATCGGCATCGTACTCGAAAGCCAGCCACTCTGTCAACAGTTTCTTGCTATTCATCTTCATCCTCCATCTCTTTCACGAGCTCACATATAGTAAGCGCCTTCACGATCGATCGCCTAGAAGCATCAAACTCTAAGGAGTCTATTCTACGCTCCAAGATATCTCGCTTTTCAAGGAGAATCTGGTTGTCGCAATCGTCGTAAAAACGCTGAAGAGCTAGTTTAGCTCGTGTTTTTATATCGCTCAGTTGGTTTCCCAGTTTTTCCTCATCGTCGTGCAAGCAGTTTTCAAGCAACGATTGCTGCTCTTCGCTCAGCACAGTGTTGTACTTTGCGTTGAATCTATCGATCATCAACTTTAAAGCCAAGGGATTAGCGGCAGAACTTTTATCCATTGAAGCCTCAATCGGCTTTCTCGTAAGCCACTCCTCTAATACTTTTTCGTATTGGACCACCTCTTCAGGGCCGAGCCTTCGTGATCCGCGCCACTCATTTAAAAGTGCTTGCACCGTTGCAAAAACCCTATATTTGGATATTTTTTTGTTGTAGAAATTATCCGGGTCCAACTTGTGATTAATATCTTTTATCAACTGTGACTTCTCAGAGCGCAGCTGGTTAAAATCATGATTTTTGCACGCCTCTCTGCTCTCCTTTATTATTTGCCTTGCAATCGCATTATCTTCTACAGAGGTATGAACCAGTGCATTGAACAGTCTAAATTCCTTCTTGAGTTCACTTCCGTCAGTGAAGTGCTCTTGAAGTACCTCGATCGCAAGTTCGGCAAATCCGCGTTCTCCATCGACCAATTTTTCGCTAGCGTATCGCACCAACTGTTCGTGCAATAGACCGACGTTGCGCTTCTTGTTATGCTTCGCCATTGTGGTCACCACTCCTTGTGTCTTCTTCCATATCTTCAGACTCCGAGATCAAAGCCCTCTTAGGTATACCTATTTTGTTCGACATGTGTCCGAGCGTCTTAACTAGATCAAAAGTTAATCTTGGTGGCATTAATGTGGTATCTTGTGCCTCTTTAAACGGAGATTTCNTGAAATCGTCATCGAAAGGTTTGTTGAGAGTATCTTGGCCGCGGGATCGTCTACCAGTCGAAGTCATGGAAAGCATGTCGGGCATGTGGGTGGAGGCAGGGCCATGTCTAGAAACTCTGCGCTGCGTTGTCGGTCCACCGAAAACGTTCATGATAGCCGCCTGGGCTTTTATGGGAGCATCGTCGTCGTTTATAGAAAGATCGGCAAGCAAATCATCGTCCGGCAAATCCTCTGGATCATCACCTGAATCCTTAGGGGGAAGAGCCGTCAATAGATCCCCTACGAACTGATCGGCTGCGAACAAGNCTTCACCCTCTGGTTCGCCGCCCATCTCGCCGCCCATCTCGCCACCAGCCTCCTCGCCGCCGGCGCCCGGAAGTTCTGCGTTTTCAACCTCAGCATCGTTTATCTTGTCCTGGATTCGGCCTTGGAGGATATCTTTGATTTCTTCGTCTGTAAGTCCAAGAACGTTCTTTTGTATCCACCCTTTATCAACCGACCCCTCAGGCGCAGTGCCGGCGATCTCAAATCTGGTTCGGATTAATTCTAGTTTCTGCTGTTGCGCGATAGTCGACGGATTAGATAGTCTAAGCTCGAAATCCGCCAACTCTTCACCTTCGTAGCCGTGACAATATAGGTGTATCATTGCCAACTTATTGAGCTCGGAGACTACCGTCTTTTGTATCCTCTGGATGGTTCGAGAAAACCGGATATCTTCTTGAGCCAAAGTGGCTTTGGCACCTACTTCTTCGTCGTACCCGAGATAAGCTCTAGGTATTTTCAGAGCAGCAAAAAGCTTTTTCTGGATGTATTCGACATCCTCAATTGCCGCCGTGTTCTGGCCGCCGGCGAGGGTATCAATCTTGGTTCCTGATTCTCCGCCTCGCACTGGAAGAAAATAATCTTCGTCTACAGACAGTGGGTTGTACCTCAAGTCTACCTTGCCGGTATCGCGGTCGACCACTTGGTTTCTCTTCAAGGTACTCTGGGCTTGCTCGAGATAATTGGCGACATCTTCCGGAGGTACGTTACCAACGTCTATATAGAACACCCGGCGCTCCGGTGCACGTATCACTCGATATACCAGCATGGCATCCTCAATGAGGATCAGTTGCCTCCATATCCGTCTCGCAGATTCTAGGACAGAGCTTCCGTACGGCAAAAACGCATCGTTTCCTAACAGTCTGAAATGTGATATTTGCCAGTTTTCCAAAAGCTGGTTGCCCTGTGTCACCCACCTAAACCTAACAGCTATGGGGTCCTCTGGATCAAAACCTTCCTCTCGCTCCATCTCGCTTATTGCAATCGGATACGCAGCGATTACGCCGAACTCCGGTGAGACGTCGTTAAAAAGAAAGAAGTCACCGTACTTGCAGAGGTTCCTCACCCACATCACGAGATTAAACTCAACGTTAAGAACGTCGTAGAAGAGATGATCTAAATGTTCCTGTATTTTTCTATTCTCTGAATATACGTGGAGTACCCTACCGTGTTCGTCGGGCGATACTGTCTCCTCCGCGTATATGTCCAATGCTGCAGCAATCTCCGGAGTTGTTTCCATCTCGCTGAAGTCGCTGTATCGGGACATACGGTCGTAGGATCCGTACGCACTCAAGGTATTGCTGTACACGTCGCTGTGAGCGCGTTTAAAGACTTCTAGAGCCGAGGATGCAGCAGGTTGTCTGTAATCCTTTACTCTTCGTTTGACAATTGGACCGGATCTAAAAAGTCTGGTCAGTCTATTAAACAGGCTTGGCTGTTTTGGCATCTTATCCTCTCACGTTGATGACCATAATAATATCTATTTATTCTTCCTCATAAAACCCAGCTAAAATCTATCCCGTCTGCAGACCCACTCGCGGGCATGCTAGACATGTGATAGGGTTTGAAGGGATTGAACGCGAAACGTGACCACGGGTTGTAAGGCTTTCTTTGCCCTCGGTCGTTAGTGGCAAAACCATCCAACATGGCCTTATTGAGATCTTGCGCTTGCGCGTTGTGCGAGGGGGTAGTTTCGAATATCCATACTCCGATCGCGGCTGACATCACCAAGTCGTCGTTCTTTCCTTTTTGGGCTTGAGCCTTTGAGCCCTTCCAAACGAAAGTCTTGAGCTCACCATAAAACCGTGAGGAGTAAAATCTTACAGCGTTCGTCCTTATGGATTCTTCCAGCTTGGTTAGCGCTTGTCCCCTAGTTTGGACGTTTGTCTGGAAGCCTATCCTAGAAACGTCTGGGGTAGAATTTCCGTACAGCGCCGAAAAACGATCTTTTTCGTTCTTGAAATACAGATTACGGTAACCTAGGTCCACAAGTTTCATGACGGTGGCGTAACCATATGTGTTATTCTCTGGACATATGAGTGCAGTGCCGTAACGTTTTCCGGCTTCTGCCAACAAAGTAGCAAAATGATCTGGGGGCACTTTGCCCTTGTATTCGGCTACCTGTTCAGATGTTGTAGTGTCAAACACATGAAATGCAGAGTAATCGGCCGCGTCGCCGCGGGCGACGTCAGCCGAGATAACGTATTTATGCTCAGACAGGGCGTATTTCCACACCCACACTCCCATGTCTGGGCCCCAGCGTTCCAAAGGCTTCTGGATCCTCATAGACAACTTCTCTATGTCCGCAGAAGAAAGAAAGGTGTCTCCGGAGGCTGCAAAATCGCACATGAGCTCTTGAGCGATCTGCTTCCGACTCATGTTCTTAGTTTCGCTCTCGAACCACTCGTCGTTCCGCTCTGGGTGTACATCCCACAGGAGTTTTATGAAATTAAATTCATTTTCTCCGTTTTCAGCGCCCATACAGAGTTCATGGTACTTATCTCCCACGCCGTTGGGTGTAGATAGAACGATGGCTCTACCACCGGTCGATAGGGTAGAATATAACCCCAGCCACAGTTCGTCGAAGTTTCTAATGAATGCTGCCTCGTCAACTATCAATAGAGACAACGCCTCGGAACGACCGGCATCGTCCGACGTGGGTACTGCTTTGATGGTTGATCCGTTGCTGAACTCTACCCCTTGCTTATTTGCAGAAATTACCTCTGGAATTGTAAGCCATTTTGGCATACTCCTGATCGCCGTCTTAACCTTCTTTATGAAGTTCTGCGCAACAGCAAGCTTGGTGGCGATAACTAAAACATTTTTATCTCTATAAAAACACGCCAACCACACGGCATAACATGCAGTCAGCGTTGATATTCCAAGCTGTCTTGATTTTAAAATAATGTTGAAGCGATGATCGACAAAATCGGAAAAGCAGTCGTCTTGGAAACTATATGTGTCGAAGGGGATGAGTCCCCTGGTAGGATGTTGGATCTTGACGTATCTGTTTACGAAGTAGACCGGATCCTTACCGCACTTTATTATTTCTTTGATCTGTTTTTGCTTGCCGACCTTGGCCACAACTAACTCTGAACATTATAGGAGTGGTTGTATCGATAGTAGGCGTACTTCTTAGGTCCGACAGGTGATATAAGTTCTAAGTCGTCAGCTCCTCCGAGATCCTTCAAGGAAAGTGGCTCGTCGTTAGCTTGTTTATAAGAACTTTTTACATCCAAAATCTTCGCATTTATCAGTTGCTTAGCTTGCTCATTGGCGACATTGATCTGCGGGCGCAGGCCCGACTCACTTTCGAAAGTTACCACGGTGGTAAACTTAAGAACTAGTAGATCGCCCTCTAGAGCGTACTTTATGGAATATGTGCCGTCTTCGCTAGAAGACCGGCCCCAAGACGTCTCGAGGACATCTCCGATTTTTCTCACGGTTTCTAAATTCATGGTTGGCCTCCCCGAATAATTATCACCTTTAGTAGCATCTTGCCTCAGCGATAGTAGGTCTCCATCCAGAATCCCACTCTTTTCGTCGAGAATACTTGAACATCAAGACGCAGTGTTCGCATGCCCCCTCCGTCTTCACTGATTCAACATCCTCATCGTCCCTAAGAACGAACTCGCATACAACACAAGTGTACGGTTGACTGTCTCCCAAGTAAATTATCATAGTTTTAGCCGAATACGACATGGGAATCCACTCCTCGACGTTCAATCTCCAACACGTTATCTACCCCGTCTTTTACGGCATCTACATGAGAAATAACCAATATAGTCTTGAACCACTTTTTTAGCGCCTCCAAGAATCTACCGCATGCTTCAACGTTGGCTCCGTCCAAAGCACCGAAACCCTCGTCGATCACTAGAAGACTGGATTTAGGTAGAGACGATACATTTATCAGCGCCACTCTAAGGGCCAAGGCAGACATCATCTTCTCCATACCGGACGCACACTCGATTATCCTTCTAGAGTCTCCATAGTTGATATAAATATCCATATCGTTGGACCCCTCATCCGACTCAAGCTCAACAGTAAAGCCAGTCACGCCTTGCAGTACGCTTGCTATCTCAGCATTGATCTCAGGCAGTCTTGACCTTATGACTTCTAGCGGAATTCCGTTTTTAGACGTCGCTTGCAGGAACAAGTCAAAAACCTTCCAGCTTTCTATCAGGTCCCTAAACCTGTGTTTTTCCTTTCTTAGTTTAGAGATGTCGGAGGAAAGAAGGCCTATAGTCTCAGAGACGGCGGCGTGTTTTGTCTCGTCCATAGAGATTTTTTCCCTAAACAAATCTAATTTTTCGCGAAGCTGTTTAACTTGAGCGGCCGCGTCATCAGTTGCTAGGTTGGCTCTCATTTCGTCAAGCCGGTGATCCTCTACTTCCAACGTCTCCTGCGCAGTTTTAAAATCGGCGCTCTCGTTAGCCAACGTCATCTGAAGCTGGCTTTTTTCAAGTTCCATCTTACTATGCTTTGATAGAAGAACGTCGTATTTATCGAGCTTGCTTTCCAGATCTTGATCTAAGAGCTTCTTTAGACACTTGCGTGTAGCCGAAAGATCCTCTCTCAACTCAGTGATCTTTTTTTCTTGAGTGTTTAATTTCTTTTTTGCTTTTCGTGCACTGACAATGTATTGGCACGTTGGGAACGAATCTCCGCAGGGAACATCCGTTAGCCTTGCCACCTGATTCTCCAAACTCTTTAGTTTTTGCTTTTCTTTCTCTACGCCGTGCTTTATGCTGGACGTACTTGTTTCCAGCTGCCTCTGTTCTTCCAGCGACGACTTGAGATCTACGAGGGGG